TTGTTATTTTCTATAAGTATAGGCATTCCATAAAAAACACAAGCCATTAACACATCTTCAAAAAACATTTCTGCTGTTTGAGGCCTAGCCACATATTCTAAAAAAAACTCATTAACAGGAGCTTCATCCATGTGAAACTTTGTTAGTCCATGCAATGCTCCATTAGATGCTCCACCTCCTACAGTACCTGATATATCATAACTGTCACAACCAAACGCACCAATGTGTTCATTACCTGGTAATTTTAAGCCGTTTCTTGTATTGTAATTATTTTGTAGTTGTTTATTTGGAGTCCATGATATTAAAAATCTACCTTTTTGATTAGGACTAAATATAACTTGAGTATCTTTTATCCCATCTTTCCAAGAAAAAGAACCTCTTGTTAGAAATCTATCTTTTATTAAGGAATCATTGTAATCTATTTGTTGATATATTTTAGTTAAATTAAATAAAGACTGCTTGCTTTCATCTCTAAAAGCATGTGATTCTGTTCTAGGAAATTGCCTATAAAATTCATTTAATGCATCAGGGTCATTCTTTAAGCTATCTACTTCAGCCTCCCAATAATCAACAGCGCCTTGTTTTATGTATTCTCCATCTATACCCATTATTGGATTTTTTGGAGTTTTAAATACAGGCATTCCATATCTATCTATAAAACCTTCCATGTTATATTCCATTGGAATAAACAAACTATACAAACCACTCTTAGTTTGTCCATTACGGTTTCTGTTATTAACTTTAGAATCAAAATATAATTTCTTACCATTATCTCCACCTTTTTCTAATGCATTAGCAGTAGAACCCATCATACATTTTCCAATAACTTTACTACCTAAACGCAAACACGTTTTTGTAACCCTCCAATTGTTTAGTATGTTATTAGGTTTTTCCCATTTTTTTGATTCATCATGAATAAGTAGTTTTAATTTTTCTCCATCATAGCTGTTGTCTCCTGTGTTTCTCCAGTCAATAGAAGTATCTAAGCCTTCTACAATATTTTCATCCTCCTGATACATGTTCTTTTTTGTAATCTTAGATGCAGGAACTCTAAACGCTAGTTCTGTCTTAGGCTTATCCATACCATCTTGCACAGGTTTAAAAAAGAAAGGGTAATTATTTACAATTGGAACAACTTTATCTGTAAACATTTTTTTAGCATCAGAACCCGTTTTAGAAAGTATTCCAATTCTAGCATCTTTACTTATTGTCCCTATGTTACTAGCTTCTTCACTAGCCATATAAGAAAATCCTGAACGTCTTATTTTTAAATAATCTTGCCCAAAACTTCTTTTGTCAGCCTTACAAGCTTCCCAATGGTAATAAAAAACTTTATTTGCATCTCTATAATCTGGAAGACCAACATCTATCTTTGTCCATTGAATATACATATAGTGAGAACCCGTAATATAAGTAGGTATCTCATTATTCATAAACCAAAAACCTTCTTCTCTTCTATCAAATTCTTGTTCAATATAATCTACCCACTCGTCCTTAAATGATGAAGGAGCTGCATGCCATTGGAATATAGATTTTATTTTTTGTAAGTTTTTCGGATACTCAAAAGACTCCCAATATTGTTCAGATTTCTTTTTACTTCTTGAATGTATTTTTTTAGGTGGCTTTGGAAGTGCTATTCTTATTCCGCTTATTTCTATAATGTCTTGAATTTCTCCAGTTTTTGAAATAACTACAAAGTCGTATTTTTCATTATAACCATAATCCCAAGCTTTAGCCTTGTTTTTATTAACTATAACAGTTTTAGGTAAGAAATTAGTTAATTCCTTTATTAAACTATTTTGATCTTCGTTCTGCAAATCCCTGTGTTGGTTTTTTTTCGTTTGTAGTATTTCCTTCTATCATATTTTTTTCTGCTTCTATTCTTGTAAGTATTTCAAAAGCATCAAATATGGCTAATTTTTTTGTAGCAGCAGCATTTTTTAATTTGTCTGCAGCAAGTTCATCATCTTCTCCATATTTTATTATATGTTCTTCTGCAACTTTAATTAATTGATTAACAGCTTTTTCACCAGCTTTTATAATCCTTAATTTTATTTCATCTACATCCATATTATAAAGATAAAGTTATTTGATGGTCAAACATTCTGTATAATTTTTCTCCATCTACCACAAACTCATATTCACTTTCCGGTTTAAAAGAAATCTTGTCTCCTTTATTAACCCCCTTACTGATTAGGTATTTATTAGAATACTTTACTAAACCCATTAAGGGTTCTTCTTCTTCATGACTTTTTAAATAATAACTTTTTTTAGGTATTGGTTTTATCATACAATATTTAGAATGTGCATTCCAAACATTATTATGTTTATACATAAAAAACTGATCGTTATCTATAAAAAATAAATCATCTTTAAAAAAACTTTTTCCACTTTTTTCTTTTCCTTTCATATCATTATAATATTTAAAAACATTATGATGAACTAAAAGCATGTCTCCTATTTCTATAGGACCAGAATAGTTTATTGGGGTTTCTACCACTACTGCATATCGGTTAGATGCGATATGATCTTCCTTTGATGTACTGGTAATAAAATCTATATTACCTATTTTTTTAGTGTTATCGTATCTCCTATTGTCTTTAGGTTTTACTATAAAATAAAAAGGTGATTTCATTCAAAATATATATTATATTCAATTGAAACAGGAATAGAAGAATTAAATTCTTTCCAAAGAAATATTTCTCCCTTTTTGTTTTCAATAAAAATAGTTAGTGATTGATTTGATTCATTTTTTTTAATTAAATGAATTACATGTGTACCACCAAATATTTCTTGATTTAGAATATAATGCATGGCTCCTGATTTATAATCAGCGCCTATTGATATTTTTCTTATTTGTTCCATTTAATTTAATTTACAACAAATATAAGCAAAAAAAAATACCCCCGAATAAACAGAGGTACTTTGTAATGTTAGACTGCTATTTATGGATAAAGCGTAACGCTTGTCATAGCTGCTTCTGACCCATCTAATTGTCCGTCAGACAACACCCCTTCTGGAGTGTATGTTCTAAACAAAAATTCTTTATAAGATACGGTTATCCCCCCTGAAGTTTGACTTCCTTGTGAGAAACTATAAACCCTAGCTACGCTATCACCAAACTGCAAGGCTAGTTTGGCTATATCTGTAGGGACAGTATCTGGAGTAAAGTTTATTCTAATCCTATAATTTCCTACTCCGTCTTTAGAAAATGATATATCTCTAAATGTGGCAGGAGTGGTTACTCGGTCTCCTACAAATAATGTAGAAGACTGTGTTCTATTAATAGATGGAACACCAAAGATATCCGTTCCTATCTGACCTACCCATTGTAAAGGCCCAGTTGTTGGTGTGATATCACTTAGTAGCGCTATAGTTCCATTGTTATCAGGAAACTGAAAATTTCTTGATGTTGTTATCTGACTAACATCCAGGGAAGCATTTAATGCGTTTCCATTAAAAACACTTATTCCTGCCGAGCCCCTAAACTCAAAAACATCTGAAACTTCTAATGTTAGTCCATCTTCGCTTACAATATCAACACCACTTTCACCTATAATTTCTAATTGGTCAGCAACCCCTGGGTTTTTTACTTTTATTATATTGCCTGGAATTTCAACAAGTATTTTATCAACCTGTAATTCTGGCGTAATAACCTCTGAGCTAAATGTAGCAGGATTCCCAACAGTTAATGTGTTTTGAATATCTACATTTCCAAATGTTGCATTTCCAGTAACACCTAAAGTACCTGAAGCTGTTACAGAAGTTAATGTTGTAGCACCATCAACATTTAAATTTTGATCTGCCTGTAAATTACCTCCAGCTGTTGTAGTACCTAATGTTGTAACACCATCCACATTTAAATCTTGATCTGCCTGTAAATTACCTTGAATTAAAGCTCCACTAGCTATATCAAGCGATGTTCCTTGAATTTGTCCATTAACTTCTAGTGCGTCTGTTGGATTAAGTACATTTATACCTACAGCGGTTGCTGTAGATGTTATAATACTGTTAGTTAGTGTAGTGGAAGCTCCTGCTCCACTCCATTTTGCAACTTGATTACCTGTACCGTTTCCTGCTATTGATGTAGTATTATCTACTTTTTGCCAAAACGCTGCACCACCACCTGCTGGGACTATGTATATAGCCCAGTCGCCTACGGCCCAACTTGTAATTCCACTTAAGTTTGTATTACCAGCTACTTCTACTATCCAAAAATCTCCGTTACTAGGAGTAGCGGTAGAAAGGTCAGGAATGTCTGTTGTCGCATTCCATAGTTCTTGAAATTGTAATCCTGATACTATATCACCCAATAAGTCTTGAACGAATGCTGTAGTAGCAAGTAAGTTGTTGTCTGTTGTACTTGGCTGTGTTATTCCTGTGGTGGTTGTGTCTACCGTACCCACTAGGTTTCCTGTTAATGTAGTAGCCGTAACACTTCCTGCTGAAAGTGCGTCATCAATAGTCGCGTTTCCTTCAACCAAAATAAAACCAGTCTCAATGTTACTTGAAGTTATCTGACCATCAACAGTTAAAGCGTCACCACCGCTAACAGTTCCAATACCTACATTTCCTGCCTGGTAGTTTATTCCGTTTGTATCTGTATTCCATGGCGTTGCACTTGGCAAATCTGATGTTAGTGCTATTGTACCCGAAGCATTTGGAATAGCTATTGACCTAGTAGCAGTTGGGTTAAATGTTATTTCTGTTCTATTGCCTGCAAGTTTATTAAGACTTAATATATCTGATTCTACAGTTACTTTTTTATTAGCAACATCAACCTCTAATTTAGTTTTGTTAAGCGATCCGTCATAGTCTCCAACCTTAACAACAAGGTCTGTATCTCTCGTGCCTTCAGACTTTATTCCCTGTGTGGTTATAGTTTTGTTTGTAGTGTTGCCAGATGTGGTTACCTCTTGAAGTGTTGGTGCTGGAACATCATTTATAAAGGTCTGTA